CCACCGCCCGACCCGCTCCGCCCCATCGTGGCCAAGGAGAAGGGGTTTAGGTTCACCGCCAAGCAGCTTGAGGCCCAGGCGGTCGTGGCCGGTAACGCCACCCACGTCATGCTGTTCGGTGGGTCCCGGTCGGGCAAGACGTTCCTGTTCGTGCGGAACGTCGTCATGCGGGCCCTCAAGGCCCCTGCCAGCCGCCACGCCATCCTCCGATTTCGCTTCAACGCTGTCAAGGCATCGGTCATCATGGACACGTTTCCCAAGGTCATGCGGCTCTGCTTCCCCGGGGTCAAGCACCGGGTGGACAAGTCCGACTGGTTTGCGGAGTTCGAGAACGGCAGCCAGATCTGGTTCGGTGGTCTCGACGACAAGGAACGGACCGAGAAGATCCTAGGCATGGAGTTCGTGACCATCTACCTCAATGAAGCCAGCCAGATCACCAAGTCCAGTCGTGACCTCGCCGTCACCCGTCTCGCCCAGCAGGTGGATCAAATCATCCAGGGCCGCGAGCCCACCAGGATGAGGACCCGGATGTACTACGACTGCAACCCTTCATCGAAGGCCCATTGGTCCTACAACCTCTTCGTGGAGAAGCGTGATCACGAGACCAAGTTGCCGGTCAAGAACCCCGACGACTACGCCTTCTTCCAGATCAACCCAGGTGACAACACCGAGAATATCAGCAAGGATTACCTTGAGACGCTGATGAGCCTCTCGGCCCGCCACCAGAAACGGTTCCTCAAGGGGGAGTTCGCGGACGCCACCCCCAACGCCCTGTTCCACGACGAGGACTTTGACAAGTGGCGGACCCAGCCTGACCAACTGCCTGACTTCATCCGGGTCGTGGTGGGGGTGGACCCCAGCGGGGCTGATGGGGATTCGCCCGACAACGACGCCATCGGCATCTGTGTGGGTGGCCTTGGGCTCGACGGCAATGCGTACCTGCTTGAGGACTGCACCGTAAAGGCAGGTCCTGGGGTCTGGGGCCGTGTGGCTGTCAACGCCTTCGACCGCCATCAAGCGAACCTCATCGTGGGGGAGCAGAACTACGGGGGTGCCATGGTGAAGCAGGTCATCATGACGGCCCGGCCAGGGACCCCATACAAGTCGGTCAATGCGGCACGGGGCAAGGCGATCCGGGCGGAGCCGTTCAGCGCCCTCTACGAGCAGGGGCGGGTCCGGCACGTCGGTGACTACAACGCCCTCGAGGACGAGCTGGCTGCTTTCTCGACCTCCGGGTACCTTGGTGATCGGTCCCCCAACCGGGCAGATGCATGGATCTGGGTCCTGGCTGAGCTTTTTGGGGGTATTGTGCTGCCGAAGCCCAAAAAAGAATCTTTTGTGCCTTTACCCACGGCCCATCGGTGGCGGTAGGCACTATAATCTACCCGGAGGTCCGATCGTATGGCACGACCGACCAATGAGTCCCGCCTGCAGGCAGTCCATGAGACGGCCCTCCGCCAATTCAACGAGATCCAGGCCACGGTCCGTGAGGAGCGTCAGCAGTGCCTGGAGGATCGCCGATTCTATTCCATCGCCGGGGCGCAGTGGGAGGGGAGCCTAGGGGAGCAGTTCGAGAACAAGCCGAAGTTCGAGGTCAACAAGGTCCATCTGGCCGTGATCCGGATCTTCAACGAGTATCGCAACAACCGGATCGATGTGGTGTTTGTGCCGAAGGACGGGGCTGAGGATGCTGGGCTCGCCGACGTGGCTGCGGGCCTTTACCGCTCGGACGAGCAGGACAGCGCCGCCGAGGAGGCCTACGACAACGCCTTCGAGGAGGGTGTGGGCGGCGGCATCGGGGCCTGGCGGCTCAGGGCCACCTACGAGAACGAGGAGGACCCTGAGGACGAACGTCAGCGGATCCGATTCGAGCCCATCTACGACGCTGACTCCTGCGTGTTCTTCGACCTGGACGCCAAAAGGCAGGACAAGGCTGACGCGAAGCACTGCTTTGTGCTGTCATCCATGACGGTGCCCGCCTACAAGGAGGCCTACAACGATGACCCCGCGGGGTGGCCCAAGGTCAACCTGACCGGGGGGCAGTTTGATTGGGCCACCCCCAATGTGGTCTACCTCGCTGAGTACTACAAGGTCGAGGAGGCCAAGGACATGGCGGTCACCTTCACCAGCTTGACGGGTGAGGACGAGGTCTACCTGCAGAGTGAGCTCGACGGTGACGAGGACATTGCCAAGCAGCTCCTGGCTACCGGGTGGAAGGTCACAGCGTCCAAGAAGCTCAAGACTCGGAAGATCCACAAGTACCTGATGAGTGGCGGTAAGGTCCTCGAGGACTGCGGACGCATTGCGGGGAAGTGCATCCCGGTGGTTCCCATGTTCGGCAAGCGCTGGTTCGTGGACGGCATCGAAAGGTGCATGGGCCATGTCCGGTTGGCCAAGGACCCGCAGCGGCTGAAGAACATGCAGCTGTCCAAGTTGGGTGAGATCTCGGCCCTGTCCAGCGTCTCCAAGCCGATCCTGACGCCACAGCAGATCAGCGGTCACCAGCTGATGTGGCAGGACGACAACCTGAAGAACTACCCCTATCTGCTGCTGAACCCCATCACGGACCCCAACGGGAACGAGCTGCCGTCTGGCCCGCTGGCGTACACCAAGCCGCCGGAGATCCCACCCGCCATGTCGGCCCTGCTGCAGCTTACTGAGCAGGACATGCAGGAGATCCTTGGGAACCCCCAGGGAGCTGATAAGATGATCTCGAACATCAGCGGCAAAGCCATCGAGCTGGTGCAGACCCGCCTGGACATGCAGGCTTTCATCTACATCAGCAACATGGCCAAGGCGGTCCGCCGGTCGGGCGAGATCTGGCTTAGCATGGCCAAGGACATCTACCCCGGCGGCGAAGAGGGCCGGAAGATGAAGACCATCGGGGACCGCGGGGAGGCCGGGTCCGTGGAGATGGCCAAGCCGATCCTGGACCCAGAGACTGGCCTGGTCAAGGTCGTCAACGACATGTCCGACGCCTCGATGGACGTGGCGGTTGAGGTTGGTCCTTCCTCGATGAGCAAGCGGGAAGCCATTATCCGGAACCTGACGAACGTGATGGCTATCACCCAGGACCCTGAGACCCAGCAGGTCCTGCAGGCCATGATCATGATGAACATGGAGGGTGAAGGGATCAGTGACGTCCGTGATTACTTCCGCATGAAGCTCGTGAAGATGGGGGTCGTCAAACCCACCGATGATGAGCAGAAGGCGATGGACGCCCTGGAGGCCCAGCAGCAGCCTGACCCTCAGGCCCAGCTTATGCAGAGCATGGCAGCCAACGAGGAGGCCAAGGCGGTCCGGGCCAAGGCCGACACCATCAAGATCGTCGCTGACACCGAGAAGGTGAAGGCTGATACGGAAAAGGTCATGTCGGCCCTGTCGATCGATGCTCAGAACCACGCGCTCGACGTGGCTCGCCAGCTCGGTGAGGCCGTCTCAAACATAAACCAGCAAGAACCAGCACCAAGCGGGGACCAGGGGGCCGCTGCCTCCCCTGAGCAGCCAGGAATGAACCAATGACAACCGAGTTGAAGCAAGACCAAGCCGACGACAAGGTCCTTGAGGGCACGGCCACCGACGAGAGTCCCGAAGGTGGAGCTGCTGATGAAGGTACTGAGGACGGTGAGCTGGTAGTTACAATCGGTGACTCAACGCCAGTCGACACCGAGGAAGAGGAGAAGAAGGCACCTGAGTGGGTCCGTGAGCTCCGCAAGAAAAATCGCGAGGACACTCGCAGGATCAAAGAGCTAGAAGAGAAGTTGAAGGCCACCACCGCTGAGCCCAAACCAGTCGAGCTGGCCGTGAAACCAACCCTTGCCAGCTGCGACTACGACGAGGAGGAGTTTGCAAAGGCCCTCGACGAGTGGCACGACAAGAAGCGCCAGCACGACGAGCACGTCAAGGGGCTCCAGGATGCCGAGGCCAAGGCCACGGCTGAGTGGCAGGCCAAGCTTGACGGCTACCAGAAGGCTAAGCAGGACCTACGGCTTAAGGACTTCGACGAGGCCGAGGCCGAGGCGAAGACCATCTTCAGCGTCACCCAGCAGGGCATCATCGTCCAGGGGGCCGAGAACCCAGCCCTCGTGGTCTATGCCCTCGGCAAGAACCCTGAAAAGGCCCAGGAGCTGGCAGCCATTAAGGATGCCGTCAAGTTCACGTTCGCCGTCGCCAAGTTGGAGGCCCAGTTGAAAGTCAGTAAGAAGTCGTCCGCCCCACCGCCTGAGGAACGCATCGCCGCTGCGCGTGGCGTTTCTGGCGCTGTGGACTCAACCCTTGACCGGCTTCGTGAAGAGGCTGCTAAGACTGGGGACTTTACTAAGGTCCACCAGTACAAGCAGAAGCTCCGCGACGCCAAAATCACCCGATAAGGAACCAACATGTCCAATGCATTTTCCAAGGAAGAGCGGGTCGCCTTTGAGCAGATGCTCGAGGGCTTCCAGGACGCTCTCGTTCTCAGCCGCAACGTCAGCATCTATAACACTGACTCCAGCGAGATGGAACGGTCCGCCAACATCATCTGGCGCCCGCAGCCCTTCGTGGCTCAGTCCTTCAGTGGCACTGACCAGACCACGAACTTCAACGACAGCATGCAGCTGGCCGTGCCTGCTACCATCGGCTTCAATCGGTCCAGCCCCTGGATCCTGTCGGCCACCGAACTCCGCGACAGCCTGAAGGAAGGCCGTCTCGGCGACGCCGCCAAGCAGAAGCTCGCCTCGGACATCAACGTGGCCCTGATGAACGTGGCCGCTGCCCAGGGTAGCCTGGTCGTTAAGCGCACCACGGCTGCCGGTGGCTTTGACGATGTGGCCCAGTGCGAAGCAATCATGAACGAGCAGGGTGTCCAGCAGTTCGACCGGTACCTCGCTCTTGGCACCCGTGACTACAACGGCGTGGCGTCTGACCTGTCCAAGGCCAGCCGCAGCTTCGATGGTCCCAAGTCGGTGAAGGCCTATGAGCGGGCCTACGTCGGCATGGTCGCCAGCTTCGAGACCTACAAGCTGGATTACGCGAACCGCCTCCAGGCGGCCGCTGGTGGTGGTGGCATCACGATGTCCACCCTGGACGCCGCAGCCAACTACTACACCCCGAAGAGCGTCTCCGTGGCGGCCACGGGTGAGACGGCCAACGTTGACAACCGCTTCCAGACCATCACGGTCAGCAGCACCACGAACGTCGTGGCTGGTGACGCCTTCACGGTTGCCACCCTCAACGCTGTCCACCACATCACCAAGGGCGACACGGGTCAGCTCAAGACCTTCCGTGTCATCAGTGTGCCCTCCAGCACCACGCTGGTCATCACCCCGCCCATGATCACGGGCCAGGGCCTGACTGACCAGGAGTTGTCTTACCAGAACTGCGTCATCAACACCAAGGCCTCGAACAGTGCCCTCGTCTGGTTGAACACCGTGGCGGCCCCTGTCAACGTGTTCTGGCAGAAGGATGCTCTCGAGATTCTGCCCGGCCGGTACGCCGTGCCCACCGACGCCGGCGCCGCTGTCATGAAGGCCAGCACCGACCAGGGCATCGAACTGGTGCTGCAGAAGCAGTACGACATCAACACGATGAAGACCAAGTACCGCTTGGACACCATGTTCGGCGTGGTCAATAAGCAGCCTGAGATGAGCGGCATCATGCTCTTCTCTCAGACCTAGTCAGTTTGGAACCCGCCACCGAAACTTCCTCCTGAACTTCAACGAAAGGATCACCCATGTCCGGAATCGTTTACCCCAACGGCAGCGTCGAGATCGTCGTCGCCGCTGCTGGCTCCCTGGCCGTCTCCACGGCTCAGGACGCCAAGGTCTACCAGAAGAACCTCACCCCCAACAGCCCGAACTTCCCCACCGGCGCTGCCCTTCTTGGCACCGTCATCGCAGGCCAGACGGTCTTTGGCCCCTACGCCAACGGCGCCACGATCATCGTGGAAGCTGGTGCGGGCCTCGTCTATTGGGCTAAGGGCGTCGCCCCCAAAGCCAAGGACTTCCTGCAGGTCAAGAACCAACCTACGCCCGGCACCCTGAACGCCACGGGCGCACTGACCTCCGCCCTCATCGGCGGTGGGATCGTTACCTCCACGACGGCCGCAGCCGTCGTGGCCACCCTCGACACCGGCACTGTTTCTGATGCCGCTTTCGATCTGGCCGTTGGTGATGCCTTTGACTGGTACGCCATTGCCACGGGCGCGAACAGCTTCACCGTGACCGCATCTGCTGGTCATACCATCGTCGGCTCTGGCGCGGTGGCCACCCTGACCTCCGGCCACTTCCGGACCACCAAAACCGCCGCGAATACCTTTATCACCTACCGCGTCAGCTAGTCATGAACACCTGGGGAGGGTCCTCGGGCCCTCCCCGCCTTCTAACTGATCGATCCACAAGGAGACATTCATGGCCAAGAAGAGCAAGGCCCCCAAGAAGAGCCCGAAGGCTACCCCTAAGAAGGGTGGGATGAAGGGCGGCAAGAAGTGCTGACCGAGAATGACTTCCCACGCTGGGTCCACGGACCTGGCAAGCAGACCAAGCTGGTCGGGTCCTTGGAGGAGCATGCCAAGGCCCTGAAGACCGACTGGTATGACACCGTCGGTGAGGTCCCTGCTGAAGCCCCCAAGGCCGAGGCGACCCTCCCCGACTACGCCGACCACGACGTACCTGACGATGAGTCGCTACCCACACGGGCAGAGCTTGAGGCCAAGGCTGCCGAGCTCGGACTTAAGTACCACCCGAACCTGAGTGACGCTCGCTTAGCCGCCCTGATTCAAGAGAACCTGGAGGCCTGACATGGGTTACACCAAGCGCAACTTCGTGGAAGGG